CCTGTCCAGTTACATCCTCGGTCAAGGTGCTGTAGATGTAGCGAAGGAGAAAAAGAAAGACGAGCCAGACGAAACACAAGAGTAAAACTAAAAGGGTGCATCCTCATGGGTGTGCCTTTTTTTTATGTTGCAATTGTGTTACAAAACTGTTAATATACCATTATACATAAGACGGGGGAAATTTATGCAAAGTTTTTCTTGTCAAGGTGTCACAAAGGTGTTACTCTGGTAATACCATATAACAAAGGAGGATGAACAAATATGGAATTCAAACAGGGTAAGGGCTTTAAAAAGTTGAAAACGGTCAGGGACTTCCAGACAGGAGAAGCCGAGGAGAGTTTCAAAAAGGTAAACGAAGAGGCAATCAACCAATATGCCGAGGAAGTTGAGCAAGCAATCGAGGCGGAAATGGTCAGGATCGCTAGAGAGTATGGATACAACATTCCTGATAATCCTACCATAGAGGAATCCCAAAGGCTCATCGAAGTAATGAAAGAAGACGGCTTTGAGATTGTACTTGAGCAGGAAACCAAGCTCATCCCACAGGAAGACAAATGTGTATACTCAGTCACCATCTCAGTAAAACAGGTTCACACAACAATTGATTTCGACATCGAGGAAGAACCAGAAGAAGAGTAACGAGCCTGTGATCTCACAGGTGTTTCACTGGTCAGGATTATGACTCTAGTAATACTCAAAAAAAATGATAGAAAAGTATTGACATTTGATAGACTAGCATGTTACTATCAAGTAGTACCGAGGTCATACCACGGTAAAACAACTTTCGAAAGGATGATTTATAAATGACTAACGCATGGGGTAACGTAAACTTTGAAGAGGAAAACAACGGAGGTTCACGCCGAGACATTCCGCCATTCATGGATATCAAACTAGGAGACAACAAACTTAGAATCTTGGATGCGGCTCCACATACTTATAGTGAATGGTACGCTGTAGGAGGTAACGGAGGTAAAGGCTGTGGCATCTCAGCATTCAAAGAAGGCGACCTACTAGACCAAGCTAACAGAGACTTTATGCAAGGGAAGTTTAAAGAGGCTGACGCAAAAGGTCTTACAGAAGCAAACGGAAAGAAGAAGGAACGATCCGAGTTCTTAAAAACTGAGGGGTACCAAAAGCAACCATTCGGACGCAAGAAAGATAAAGCCGTCATCCATGTTCTTGACCGTAATGATGGCAAGGTTAAACTATTAGATCGTACAGGCGGCATCTTCAAACAAATTCAAGACTTAGCTCTTAACCCTGAGTACGGTGACCCAAGAGAGTATGATATCACAATCACCAAGACAGATGAAAAAGGTAAAGGTAACTTCCAAGACATTAAATACAAAGTGGTGGCGGCACGCTCTAACGTTCCTTTGACAGATGCAGAGAAGGCGGCTTACGAGAGTGCCAAGGTTGACCTTGTTGAGCTTAAAACTCCAAACTATACACCAGAGCAGGCTCTATTGATTGCTAACGGCAAAACCTTTGCAGAAGTCCTTGGCAATGGTTCTGAGACTGCACAGGATGTCACAGCAAGTTCAAACCCTGACTACTTACCATCAAGCGAAGAGGACTCACAGGTAGAGCCAGCTCCAGAGGTAAAAGAGAAGCAAACACCACGACAAGATGAGCAAGCGGACATCGGAGATGAAATCTCTCAAGAGGAAATCGACGCTATGTTCGATGAGGAGTAATCCAGATGAAAGACGTTTTAAGACTGAGGGAGCACTACAAGAATACCGTTAATGTTTGTCACCTTCAAGATGACGATATAGACAATTGCTTGTGGATGCTACGGAAGTCGGGGCTCACCTTTGAGCAAATATACTTTGGGATAAACTATCTAGGGTTTTCTAAAATGGAAGCCCTAGAGGAAAGCCCCGAAAATGTCGGAGCGAATTGGCAATACATCAAGGCATACTTTGATTTAGCAAAAACCAAGAGGGGTCAAACTCAAAAGGATGGTGTACAGTATGACCCAAAAAACAAACCTGAAAGAAGAGATTCACCGTCATGGTTCAGAGAGGGCATTGATAAGCATTATTTTGAGTGACCCTTCTCAGCTTATCATGACAAAGTCAATGGGGTTGGTTCCTGATATGTTCGCCGTTGACGGTCATCGCTTTATCTATATGGCTTTAGTCTATCTATATGACAAGCAAGCAGAATTAGACCCAATAGCCATAACAAATGTTTTCACTGACGAGAAAGCCAATGAAGCAATAAATGAAATTGGCGGAATTGATTATCTGGAACAACTAGCGAGGGTTGACATAGCACCCAATACAAAGATGCTTGTTGAGCAAATCATTCAGGCTTCTGCTAGACGTGACATTAGAGCTAAAGCCCTTGAGGTAGCTAATAGGGCTCTTCACGATCATGACACCCCACTAGATGAATACCTTTCAGGGGTAGAGACTCAATTCAGGAATATCGGGCTCGATTACTCAGTGGGTCAAGCGGTCAAGAAACTTGGTGAGGGTATCAAGGAAAGAATAAAGCAAAGAGCCAAAGCCCCAAAAGATGTAATAGGAATCAAGACGGGATGGGGAGCATTCGACTTAGCGGCAAGGGGTTTGGTTGATGGAGAACTTACCATAGTAGGAGCTAGACCAAAGGTCGGTAAATCAACGGTTCTTGTTAATTGGTGTAAAAAGATATGTCATGATGATGGCATCCCCGTTTTGTATATCGACACGGAGAATTACTCCCATGAACAAGAAGACAGACTCCTCTCATTGATATCTGGGGTTGACCACACTGAGATCGAAAACGGTCAATTCGCAAAGGATACATTCAATGGTACAGCTAAACAGAAAATGAAAGCTGTAGCGGAAGCATCAAGAATTATCGAGTCAGGAAACTTCTATCATATTTATTTACCATTCTTCACCCCTGAGAAGATTGAACACATCGTCAGAGAGTACCAGATCAACCACGGAATTAAACTGGTATGCTTTGACTATATCAAGCTACCTTCAAGTGACAGCAAGCTCGGTGACAAAGAGTGGCAACAACTAGGGTACTTGACAAGCAAACTTAAAGACTTGGCAGGAACCACACAGCTTCCGATAATATCCGCTGTACAGCTTAACAGAAGTGGAAACAGTGACGAAGCAAACTCAGATAATATTGGTGGGTCAGACCGTATCTTACAACTTGCGAACAGGGTATGTATTTTCAGAAGAACAACACCAGATGAGTTTACATCAACAGGAGCAACTCACATGTTTAAAATATCAGATCAACGGACAGGGAAACCCCTTGACTGGACTCCTGTAAAATCAGACGGTAAGACATGGAGGCTTGAGATGATTGGCTAAAATAGCGACAGACCGCATACTAAAAGCCGTTGACATGAGGGAGCTGATTTCTCACTACGGAGGCAAGCCAACAGGTCGAGGAGAATTGCGCTCCTCGTGTGTTTGCCACGGTGGAGACAACCCGACGGCAATGGTTAGTAATGAAAAAGACAAACTATTCTATTGTCACACTCAGGGATGCTCTGGAGATGCGTTTGACCTCGTTATGAAAGCAGATGATTGCACCTTCAAAGAGGCGGCTTACAAGCTGGCTGAATTGTTCGATGTCTCGGTTGACTGGAATAGTGAAACCATCGAGGAGCGTCCTCACTCAGAGGAAGCCAGAAAGTTTATTGAACGGATGATGAGGAAGCAAGACAAAAAAGAACTACCTACATTCAAGATGCCAAGAATGAAACTTGCAAAGGTAAGCTCATACAGAGACTACTCACCAGAAACCATTGCACATTGGAAGTTCTTCCTTGCAAAAGATGGAGAGCTAAAAGACAGGATCATCATTCCCTTTGAGGATGTAGACAACCGCCTTGTTGGTATAACTGGCAGAGCAACCAAAGCAGATCAACCAGAAAAGTTCATGCATCGACCGAGGAACTTACACACAGGGTTCTTCCTCACAGGGCTGGGGAGAAATAAGAAGTTTCTCGAAGAGTACGGCTACACGGTTAAGATTGTTGAGGGTGTCTTTGATTGTGCACGCTGGTATGACTCAGGACATAAAAACGTTTGCGCTCCTATCGGGGTATTCTTCACAGAGGAGCACATCGAGCAACTATACAAAGCTGGTGTGATCGGTCTCGATTTTGGGTTTGACAATGACCCAGCAGGGCGGAACGGAATCAGGAGAGCTATCAAGAGGGCTAAGTACAAGTTCGACATTCATGTTCTTGTTTACCCTGATGGTAAAGATGCTGATGACTGTACCAAAGAAGAGCTTGATGAAGTAGACAGAAACAAGATGCCATACAAAGAGTGGTTAAAACGGTTTGGGGAGGAACAAGAATGATTGTTGATAAAAGAACGTATGAGGAGCTTGGCAAACTATATGAAGAAGGCGGAAAAGAGGAAGTCATCAAGCAGATAACAGAGGTGGTCGAACATTCTGAGGATCACCCTTTAATGCTACTTTTAGAGTTACTACCAGACAACAAAGGAAATATCGCAAAAGTAGCCTCAACAGATGACCTGATCGCTCATGCTAATCTGTACATCAAGGATGCTGGCAAAACTGATTATATTCACATCAAAGAAATAACAAATCATAAAGACCAGATCGAGTCATTAGAGGCATTTCACAATAAATCAATTGACGAAATTCTCGCAGACTTTCAAAAAGAGGTCGAAGAAGATGAGTAAGCGAAAAGCTCCTATTCACTTTGGTCGCCTAGGAGACAATATCTCGTTTGAGCACTACGCATTAGATAAGATCGGAGAGATGCCATCCATTTATGAGAACACATACAAGAACCCTTTATTGTTAGCTTACATGTACTACACAGAGGGGTTATCCACAATCGAGATAGCTAACATGCTTGGATGTGAACAGAGAACTATCAGGCGGTACATGAACAAGTACGGACTCAGAAGGTTTACTAAAGACTTTAGCTTGCTGGTCATGTACCACGGAGTTGAGGGAGCTTTGAAGATTCAAGACCCGACCTTCTATGATATAACAGGGAAATAAGGAGGACGCAAAATGTGTAAAGTTTGTTTCGTTCAGTTGCACAACCACAGTTGTTACTCGGAAAGGGATGCACACTCCCGAATAGATAAACTAATTGACCGAGCAATAGAGAATAAACAAAAAGCCATCGGGCTCACAGATCATGGAGCCATGCATGGTATTCCTGAGTTCATGAATCTCGCAAAGCAAAAAGGCATTAAGGGTATCGCTGGCTTTGAAGGTTACATGACAATGGGAGACAGAGCTGATAAAACCGAGAAGCATTACCACCAGTTGCTACTTGCTAAAAATGAAACAGGGTTTAGAAACCTGATGAAGTTGTCCTCAATAGGATTCATTGACGGGTTTCATGGTAGACCACGCTTTAGCTTTAATGACCTCGTAAAACACTCTGAGGGTGTCGTAGTAACGAGTTCTTGCTTGGCTGGTGTTATCCCTCAAGCTATCCTTAATGGCGAACACAAGCAAGCTATTAAGCTAATTAGACAGTTCGATGCATTGGGAGACTTTTACCTTGAGGTGCAACCAACTCCAATGTCTGAACAAAAGATGGTTAACGATTTTCTTTTCAAGGCTTCACTTGAGGAAGATGTACCCCTTCTAGCCACCTGTGACGTTCACTATGTAGACCAGCAGGACATGACGGCTCATATGGGGATGCTTTGCCTAGCAAGGAAAGCAACAATGGATGATCCACCAATGTATCCTAGCGAGGAAAGCTACTGGCTCAAAGGTAGCAAGCAAGTATTCTTGGACTTTATCAATCAAGGTTACCCAAAAGACCAAGTTATCGAGGCAATGAATAACACTGGCAAGGTTGCCGACAAGGTTGACTTTGATCTCAAGAAGGACAAAGACCTATTACCTGTTTTCCCTTTGGAGGGAGACACAACGAGTTTGAAACACATTCAAGCTATGATCAAGGACGGTCTCAAGAGGAAGATACCAAAGATCACAACCACTTACATTGAACGTGTCAAGTTTGAGCTAGGAGTCATTTCTCAAAAGGGTTACATTGACTATTTCCTTATTGTGGCTGATGCCATCAAGTGGTGCAAGGAACAGGGAATTTTGATCAACTTTGGTCGAGGCTCTGGAGCTGGCTCTCTTGTGGCTTACCTACTGGATATCACAGAGGTTGACCCTATCAAGCATGGTCTCTTCTTTGAAAGATTCCTAGATATCACTAGACAGAAGATGCCCGATATTGATACAGACATTCAGTCAGAGCGCCGCCACGAGTTGTTCACTTACCTTAAAGAGAAGTACGGATACAACCGAGTTGCTCAAGTGACTAACTATACAAAGATGTCTGCTAAGTCAGCCTTTAAGAATGCCTTGATGATTTATGACGTACCATTCGGAAAGTCTCAAGAGATCACAAATTTGATCCCTGACAACATGCTCATCGAGGAAGTATACAATGTGGTACCAAAGCTGGCAAAGATGAGAAAAGAAACAGTCGAGACAAAGCAAGGTAAGAGGATTCCTCTGGAGGATGTTTTCAAGATGGCAGAAGCCTTTGAGGGTGTTATCAGTAATACATCAATCCATGCTGGCGGCATTCTTATTACACCTGATGACTTGACAAACCATTTCCCTTTACACGGAACCAAAGAGGAGACGGCTGTCCAGTGGAACAAAGATGACGTAGAAGAAATGGGCGGAGTCAAGTTTGACTTCCTCGGTTTGAAAACATTGTCAATCGTTGGATCATGCCTAGAGTCAATTCACATAGAAACAGGAGAGTATCTGGATATTTACGAGATCGCCAGAAGAGCAGACGATCCAGCGGTGTATGAGCGCATCTCAAAAGGATTGACAAGCAACTCCTTTCAGTTTAACTCAAGTGGAATGCGTGACTTGTGTAAGCAAGTTCAACCTACTGAGTTTAAACACATCGTGGCGATCAATGCTTTGTACCGTCCACCAGCTTTAGCCTCTGGAGATACTTGGAGATATGCCAACATCAAGAATGGCAGAGAGGAAGAGCGATACAGCCATCCAGAAGAGGTAGAGATCACGGGTGAAACTTACGGGGTTATAACTTATCAGGAACACGTTATGCAACTTGTTCATCATTTTGCTGGCTGGGATTACGGACGAGGTGATAAACTCCGCAAGATGAGTGCTGAGCAACTTGAGGGCTTGAGAGATGAATTTGTAAGAGATTG